CTCGACGCCCCCTCTCCCCATCCCCTTGTGAAAATCATGCACTCAACGGTTCATTCGCATGGAGAGAGTTCTCCTCCGATCAACCCCGAGGGCACAATCAAAGAGAAGGCATTTGTACGAGAGACGGGGGACCGCGCTCGCAAGCCGTTTGACAAGATGCCCACGAACGCTAAGAACTAAAAGCAGGAGTTTTCAATGGCAAAAGCGAAGAAGAAAAAAGGCGACCCCTTCTGGATGGAGAAGGCCTCCAGCAAGATGAAGGCGAAGGGCACGAAAGGCTCGTTCGGCAAGGCAACCCCCTCCAAGATCGCGGCCGCAACGAAGAAGGGTGGAAAGGCTGCTAAGAAGGCCAACTTCGCAAAGGTCGCCGCTAAGTCGGCGAAGAAGCGTAAGAAGAAAGCCGCTTAGTGCCCGGACCCGGAAGCCGCTTCAACGCTAAGGAGGACCGTCAGGCGAAGCACATCGCCGACTCCGAGCGGAAACGCGGCAAGTCAGCAAAGGATGCAAAGGCCATTGGATACGCCACGGTCAACGCGCGCAAGAAAGGCAAGAAACGCCCCAAGGCCTCGAAGCGCAAACGTACCTCCCGCAAATCCTAAGCCCGCTCGTATACTTTTCCTCGACATCGAAAACACGCCGAACCTGGCGTACGTTTGGGAGAAGTATCAGCAGAACGTCATCAAGTACGAGCGTGAATGGAACATGCTCTGCTACTCGTACAAGTGGCAAACCGACAAGCGCGTTCGCGTTGTTGCACTCCCCGACTTCCCCAAGGCCTACAACGCAGACCCATTTGACGACAAAGAGATGGTTGCAGGGCTGTGGAACCTTCTCAACGACGCCGACATCATCGTCGCGCACAACGGGAAAGAGTTTGACACTCGGAAGATCAACGCACGCTTCCTCAAACACGGAATGCGTCCTCCCTCTCCGTACAAAGTCGTCGATACGTTGCTCACCGCACGCTCTCGCTTCAAACTCAACTCGAACTCTCTTGGAGACCTTGGACATTACCTCGGTCTAGGAGAGAAGGCGAAGACAGGCGGGTTCGACCTTTGGTTCCAATGTATGCGAAGCAATCCTGTCGCATGGAACAATATGCGTCGGTACGCGAAGCAGGACATCGTTTTGCTAGAGAAGGTGTACTACGCGCTCCTTCCGTGGGACAACTACCATCCGAACATCACGCTCGGCATGGGAAGAGGGCTTCTTTGCCCCGCGTGCGGTTCTGCGAAGGTGCAACTGCGCGGATGGGAGTATCTCAAGAGTTGGAGAGCACAACGCTTTCAATGTACCTCCTGCGGTCGTTGGTCGAAGGGAGACCGTGAGAAACTCCCCCAGCAGGTCCTTCAGTAATGGCAGTAACGACTTCTGAACTGCGCCGCCTTCGTCCTTTCATGCTCTGTGAGATGGCTTGGGAGGACGCACACAACGGAGACGCAACCTGTACTTTCGAGGAGGCCGCCGCCGTCCATCCCTGCGTTCGTTTCACGGTCGGCTACCTCATTCGAGCCGACAAGGAGTACGTCGTTCTCGCAGGAACCGACGATCGTCAGGCCTTCCACAAGGTTGAAAAGACTCGTAATGTAGGCGATACTTACATCACCCCGACCTGTATGGTCCGAAGCATCCGAATCCTGGAGAAGGCTACTCGCCGTTGAATCCTCAAGGCCCCGACCCCTCAGCGCCTCCGACGCAGTCCCCCGATGGGGGAGCGCCGCCAGACGACTCGCAGGAGCAGCAGGACCCTCAAGAAGTTCAGGGCCTTAATCCTGATACGCTCGACGCCCGCGTCTCAGGGCGCAAGAAGGACGTCGAGATTCAGAGTGCCCAGCCGCAGTCTCCCATCGACCCCTACAAGGTCAAGATTCCGCAGGAGAATCGCTTTGCTCTTGGTTCCGACCTCATGCAACAGATTCAGCAGGGGCTCGGCGACCGTACGACCTTCAACGTGAACCTCGACCTCTACGAGCAACTCTATGAGATGCACGTCGAGGAAAAGAACGTCCCGTGGCCCGACTCCTCCAATGTGTTCATCCCGATGATTCCAGAGATCGTGGACACGATGGCAGCGCGCCTCGCCTCCCTTGTCTTCCAACCGCGTTTCTTCGTTGTGAACGGGAACACGCCCGAGGCAGCAAACGTCCAGGCACAGGTCGAACGCTACCTCAACGCTGAGATGAGCCGCAACAACTGGGTCGAGCCCCTCTTCATGTGGCTCCAGCAGGGGCTGCTCTACGGCGTCGGCATCCTCGGCATCTTCTGGAAGCGCCGTGTCGTCTCCCACAAGAAGGTCTTCTACCAACAGAAGATGGACCCCGAGACGAACCTTCCTGTCATTGACCCCGCAACGAACGCGCCAATGTCTGAGAAGGTCATCAAGATGGTGACGGACGTTGAGTATGACGACGTCGAACTGACGAACATTCCTCTCAAAGAGTTCGTCGTCTTCCCCTCGTGGGCGCGTTCGATCGACACCGCCCTTGGCTGCGCTCGCGTTATCCGTCCCGCAGAGGCGGAGTTGTGGGCGATGGTGAAGAGCGGAGAACTGTGGGCTGACGAAACGGAGAAGGCTCTCGCGTACAAGACGGAAGGGCTCGACGAGCGCCCCGAGGATTCTCAAGGCTCCGTCCCCATCACCGCGGACGAGCAGATCACGATTTCCGGCGGTACGACGAACTTCGCCCCATACCGCCGCCAGCGCGGCCCCTTGAAACTGTGGCAGGTCCACACCGATCAGTACGACATGGACAACGACGGCATCCCTGAAGAGAACATCTTTTGGGTCCACGAGTCCTCACGGCGCTGTCTTGGCTATACGCCGTACGCCTACTGGCACGGTCGTAGACCGTACGGTGCGTTTACCGGGCTGCCCCGAGATCAAGTCTTCTACGGTTTCTCCATTCCAGGTCGCTTGCTTACGTTGCAGACAGAGATGAACACGAAGGAGAATCAGAAGAACGACGCGATCGACCGCTCAATCTCTCCGACTCGCGTCATCCAACGCGGCGCGACGCTGAACACCCAGGATAACCGTAGCGGCCCCGACTCCGAATGGGAGGTTGACGGGCCTGTCGGCGAAGCCGTTGCTTACCTCTCAACCCCTGAAGTCCCTCTCTCAACGTGGCAGGAACAGAGTTGGCTGTACGAACGTGCGATGACGATGGTTGGCCTGAACTCTCCAATGATGGGGGGGCAATCTTCAGGGAGGCGCTCTGCGCGCGAAGTGCAGTCACAGATGCAGTCCGCAGGCATTCGGCTCGACTTGATTGCGAACCGTCTGCGCGAGTCGATGCGACAGGTCGCGTATCAGATCGTTCAACTCAAACTACAGTACGGCCCCGAGGAGAGCGCCGTCACGATGGTTCAGCAGGGCGTTCCGCAGAAACTTGTCCTACCGAAGAAGATGCTCGCCGAGGACCTCGACATCGACATCATCGGAGCCGGAGGTCCGCTCGATCGGGTGAGCCGCGCATCAGACATGATGATTCTTTACACGCTCCTGATGCGGAACCCGCTCGTGATGAGCAATCAGATTCACGTCTACAACGTGACGCAGATGATGCTTGAAGAGCACAACCGCCCCGACGTGCAAGCCCTCATCGGTACGCAAGAAGAGGCGCAGCAGGCTCAACAGCAGCAGCAGATGATGCAGCAGGTGCAAGCCCTTATGGCCGCGCACGGACAGCAGCAGGGTCAGCCCGGACAGCAGGGCAAGCCTGGCGGGCAGCAGCAACAGCAGCAACCTCAACCCCCGCAAGGCGGGGGAGGGATGATGGGCTAGTGGCTCTCGGAAGGACGCTCGAAGGGGAAGAGAAGTTTGAGGTGGCTCGGATGCTGCACTCTCATGCGTGGGGGGTTGTGTTGCAATACCTCTGCAAGGAGGCTAAACTGGAACGGAGTCGACTTCTCGGAGGAACCCCCGCGAACTCCGAAACTGTCCTCGATCTACGCGCCGCTCAAGCGAAGTTGCGCGCGTACAAGAACCTCGTCGACGACCTCTACCGCGCTGTCGACCTCAATCACCCCCCCGATTTCGACATCAACTTCGAGTAACCACTTCCTAGAAAGGACTCCACAGGACCCTTATGACGACGTTTGAGAATCCCCCGAACGATGGTTTCGAGTCGTTCAACCCCGACCCTCCCGTCGCTCCCCCCGAAGTAACTCCTCCGAGTAAGCCTCCCGCGGCGTTCTCGATCGACGATCTCGTTCCTGATGAGCCTCCTGCTGAAGATGAGACGGAGCGTTTGCGTCGTGAGAACGAGGAACTGCGCTCTCGCCCTCCACAGCACTTTGAGCAGGCACCTCCTACACCCGCCTTCGCTCCTCCCGCCGCTCCAGCAACGCCCGCCGAAGAGGCCCGCAACAAACTCCGCGCCGAGGTGATGAAGCGCCTGACCTCGAACGACCCCAATGCAGTCGCCGACGCTTTCCTCTTCGCAGCCGAACTCGGAGCCGGAGCGTCTCGTCAATACACCGATCAGCGCGTCGGCCCCCTTCAAGGCGGTGTCTTGCAGTCGACCGTCGACAAGTTCAAGAGCGACGTAGAAGCCTCAAACCCCACTCTCTATAAGGCCGTGAAGAAAGACTTCGAGGCACTCGTCGCCGAGGGGGAGGCTCGTTTGCGCGCCAATCCACAGAACGCCGAGAACATGACGACGACACAGGTCAACGAGGCCTGCACGACCTTCTTTGAGCAGGCGAAGGGCCGCGCTCTCGATCGTCTCATTGCGAAGGGCAAAGCCCCCGCCGCGCCTGCGGTTGCTGCTCCGGCGGCTCCCGCTAACGCTCCGGCCGCGGCGCAAACCTTCTCTCCACCGGAGATTCCTCCGAACTACAGCGGAGCCGCCGGACGCGCGACCCCCGCATCGACGACTCTCACTCCAAAGACGGAGGAGGACCGCCTTACAATCCAGATGGGACGCGAGGCGGGGCTCTCCGACGCCGACATATCCGCTCTTCTGTAAAGGGAGTAGAATAGAAACTGTGAACATCCTCAAAACCCTCGCAGGTACGGTCCTCGCTGTAGCCCTGCTACTCACTCCAGCCCTCGCCCACCCCGGGCGCGGCTCCAGCCGCGGCTCCGATCGTGGGTACTCAGGGTCACGCGGTGGCTACCGCGGAACGCAGCCCGTCTATCGTCGGGAGCCTGAGGGGTACGGCTACTTCGGCGGCCATCAAAGTCGCTGGGCAGGTACTCGATACCTCTACTGGTCAAACGTCGACGGTGGAATCTGCTACTACTGGAATGGATACGAGTGGGTTCAACTCCTCCTTGGCGTTCCATACTGCCCTACAGACATCTAAACCGTACCCCGCGCGATCAGGCCGAGCGAAAGGGCTTCCTTGATGGAGGCCCTTTTGTTATCCTATAAGCAAGCGTTCCCTTGACAGGCCGCCACCTATCTGAGATAAGGACACTACATGGCTTTTAGTACCCCAGGAATGACCGCCCCTCCCAAGAACATCGGTGTCCCCGAAGACGCCGTCGTTTCGATTCCGGGGGGTAAGACCCTCAATCTCAAACAACTTAAGGACGTCTCCTTCGGATATAACGACCCGCACGAGTTCCTTGGACAGCCTGAAAAGTTGCTCAAGAACGTCGACCCTAAGAAGCATTATGGCTGGCCGATCAAAAGCAACGCCACCCAGGGCAAGTGCCGTCAAGGGGTCTACCGCGTTATTCGTCCCGAGGAAATCAAAGACGACACGCCCTACGCCATCGCAACGCAAGACGGCGTTGGAGGCGGTCAGGTCGAGTGGGAGAACCACATCCTCGTCGAGTTCGCCGAGGAATACTACAAGGCTCACTATGAAGACGCTGCGTGGCAGGGCACTCTGCAACTCGCGCGTCGCGCTCAAGCCCTCCAACGGGAGGCTGCCGACAAGGTCGGTATCCCGATTCAGACTCATCTCACCGCTACGCCCGTAACGTCCTTCTAGGAGAACTACCTTGGCTGCCACAATCGCAATCGCCTACCCGACGCTCGCACCCGGCTACGAGCCGTACTCGAACGTCGACGTCCTTTCTATCCCCGTCACGTCAGGCGATACCGTCAACGACGGTGATGTGCTCATTATGGCGTCGGGGTATGTAAATACCGGAGCGACGAACCCGGCGAGCGCACTCGCAGGGCTTGCTCTGCACGCGAGCGGAGCGGTCTACGCACCGCCTGCTTCGGGAGCAACGCCGTACAACACACCGTTCGGCACCTACACGAATACGAATACGGCGCTCGTCCCAGGCGAGCCGCTAAACATGCACTTCGCCGCCTTCCATAACGGCGCTCGGTTCGAGTTCTCACTCGACACGAGCGTTGCACTCACCCAGTCCCTCGTCGGGACGTCGGTGGGCCTGAAGTGGGCGGGTGCAGGCAACCCGTGGTACGTCACGAACGCTTCCTCGCCCAACGCCGTCGCTACCGTCGTCGGCATCGCGCAGGGGCCTGGCCTCGGCGTCATCGGAACCGACAGCGGCGGTCGGCTCATCGTCGAGTTCATCGCCAGCACGCTAGGCATCTAGGGAGTAGACAACACTCATGCCATCAGGACTTTTCTTCAGCAACAACGCATTTCAAAGTGCGTCCAAGATCATCACGAAGGTCTACTCCAAGACCATCGAGGAAACGAATCCGCAGTATCCCGAACTCTTCAACGATTACGGGAACGACCCGCAGCGTGGCTTCCTGACCTTCCTTGCAGTACGCGGCCTCACGCTGGCGCAGATCATGCCCGAAGGAACGCAACCGACCATTCAGCAAATCGCTGAGGGTGAGTCGCAGACCTTCAACCTCATCGACTACGCGCTTGGCTACGCCGTGACGAAGAAGGCGATGGAGTACGACCCCAAAGCGTTGCTCTCACACGCACCGAAGTTCCTCGCCTACTCGGCACAAATCACCGAGGAGCAGGTGATCTGGCAGATTCCGAATCTGTCATTCACAGTCAACGGCTACGACGGCGTGCCGCTCTTCTCGACGGCCCATCCGCTTCAGGCGATACCGTCGGTCACGGTAAGTAACTCCGGCGGGACGACCGCCCTCTCGGTTGAGGCGCTGCACGCAGCCTACCTCAACATGAACCTCACGGTCGACGATCAGAACCTCGCAACCTACCGTACACCCAAGACGCTGCTCGTCGGAACGGGTCTCTCCCAAGTCGCCGAGGAAATCCTCGGCTCCAAGGGCTATCCGTACTCGGACGAGAACCGTCCCAACGTCGTCGCGGACTCCGTCAAACTCATGGTCTCTCGCTGGATTACCCTCCCAACCGCATGGATGGTCTTCGCTGGCAAGGGCGACGTCGAGGGCGATACGCACTCGATGTTCTACACCTTCCAGGTGAAGGACCGCCAGCGCACTTGGCAGGAGCCTGCAACGGAGAACATGTTCCACTCCATTCAGTTCCGCGTCGGATACGGGAACCTCGACTGGCGGGGAGCGTACGGAAGTCAGGGTTCTTAGCCCGTGTCAACCGCAGGTAAGAACCACCGCCCCAAAGAGATCGACTTCGACACGCTCACGGCGTTGTCCTTCGACCCGATTACGCTTGCGTTTACACAGGCGACCACGGCGATTCAGGCAACGATTCCCGTTCCCTGCAACTTCAAAATCTTCTACATCGCTACGGCGTTGACGGGGTCGGTTGCAGGAACGTGCTCCGTGAATGTTGTCGCAGGCGTTGGAGCAGAAGGTGCAGCAACGGCCGCCGATACAATCGCTGTCTCCGGTAACAAGGTCATCACCGACGCCGCTCTCACGATGACGACGAATACCGTTCAACGCTTCCAAGCGACGAACTTCGACGGCATCTACCCAACAACGCTCCCGCTCACCGTCCGTACCCTCACAAACGGTTCGGCAGCGGGGACGCTTAAGGTGACGGTCATTGGCAAGTACGTCGACCCTAACCCGTCAAAGCCGCTGTTCAACACCTCCGGCGTCCTGTCGTTCTAGGAACTACTTAGATGGCAGGCGGAGCAGGACAGAGCCGAGTCGGTAGTTCTGGAGGCAAACTCCTTTTTGCCTCCAACATCGTTGCCAACCCGGGCTCGACGCTAACTCTCGGCTCCAACGACACGGGTCCTATTCTGTGGCCCGAGGCGATGGCGTTTGGCGACTGGCTCATTCAACCCGTGGGAACGTGGGGTTCGCTCTCCGGGCAAGTCATCGCTTACGTTCTTGGCACCGTCGACCCGCTCACAACGGGAGCCCTTGTCAACGGAGCGAAGATCGCCGCGACGGAGTTCAACTGGTTTCCTCTTCCCGCGCCTGCAACGGAAACGGTAAGCGACGCGATCGTTTGGGCAAATCCTCTCTACGGAACGAACACCGCACAGACGATGATTGGCACCATTGCTGGGCTCCTCTCGACGGAGAACGTCACCGACGCCCTCCTCGTCAAAGCCCCTCTCACCGCTATCCGCGTTATCGTCGTAACCGCGGGGGTTTCAGGTACAGCCGTCCTTCCAAACTGTAACCTTCGCTGCTTCGCCGTCGACTAGGGCCGCAAGCCCTGGTAGGATAAGGGTATGACAGGCGGCGACATCGAGGCCTTTATCCGCGTGAACACCTCTGAACCCTCGACGGGGGGTCGGTGGAGTTCGGCGGATATTCTCACGGAGATGAACCCCGCTATTCGAGCGGTGGGTATGCGCGTCGACTGGCCCGAGGCGACGGCAACCACGTCTACGATTGCGAAGCAGCAAGAGTACGCACTCCCCGAAATCATGTGCATTCTGCGTGTGTATCTCGCGGGGCAGTTACTCTACCCCACCGACATTCCCGCGTTGCAGGGGGAGCAGATCGAATACTTCGATCAGTCCTCTTCGACGCTCCAACCGCAATGGCAAGTTGCAGCGCCTTCTGCGTACCCGCTTCCAAACGATCAAGCCAACCCCGTCCCTGGGGGGCTGCCGTATTACGCTGGGCAGCGCCCGATGTTCTATCTTCGCGGCGGTTGCATCGGTTTCGTTCCGGCTCCCGTAGCCATCTACACGGCGCAGATGGACTACGTTCCACTTCCCGTTACGATCATAGCGGGAGGTGCCGCAGGCGCAGGAACGGTTTCTGACATGCCGCTTCTCTTCCTCGAAGCCATCGGTTGGAAGACAATGGCACTCATGCACAAGGCCGACGGTGACGACAGCCAGGCAAACGACGCCGAAGGGCACTTTGAGAAATGTCTGAAGGACTGCATCTCGTGGAAGCGTAACCTCGTTCGTAACAAACCCCGCCGCACCTACGTCTACCCGTACCGGATTCTCTACACGGGTCCGTTCGGTGGATGCTAGGATGACGGCTAGTGGCCTTTAACGCTCAGGAGAAACCCCTTCTCACCGCAGGTCCGTTCGTTGGAATGGACGCAACGACGGACCCCTACTACGTCGACGGGCAGCACGCCGTCAGTCTACTCAACGTCGTACCAAACAGGCAGTACAACAGTTATGTAACAGCCCGCGGGCGCGTTGCCTTCACCGGAATACACACGCTTCCTGCGGCAGCCGTCGGCGACTTCTACAAGTTCTATACAACGCCGACGACACCCTACTGGCTTGTCTTCACAGCAAACGGTTACATCTACCTCTTCCAGTCAGGGGGTACGTTCGTAACTGTTGACTCGGGGCTCACGACGTCGCCGCTTACCTCAAAGTTCTGCTCGTCTCGCCAATGGGTTTTCTTCACAGACGGCGTTGACACTCCTATCAAAATCGACGCTTCCGGCACTCTGACGAACTGGGGTATCGTAGCGCCAACGACAGCTCCAACGCTAACTCCGGGGACGGGGGGGCTTCTTACCTCTGGTGGCGCGTACGCATACCTTGTCACCTTCGGCAACTCCATCATGGAATCGTCCGCTGGAACGGTAACGAGTTTCCTCACCCTGAACAACACCGCCTCGACGGGCGGACTGACGTTCTCCGGAACCCCGAAGACGGGAGACGTCATTACGATTTACTGGTACACGACGGGATACTTTGGGTCGGGCGGCCAGGTCTCGTACACCGCTGTCGGGGGGGACACGCTTGCGTCGATCATCGCGGCACTCGTTACGGCGCTTACAAACTACTTCTCCGCCCGATCGTTCATCAACCCTCCTCCGTTCCTCACCGCAACGGGAACGTCAACGGTACTGACACTACAAGACTCTACAGGGAAGAATGACGTCTACTACTACGGAACGTACATACAAACCTCCGGCTCGTCGGGAGTCATCTCGCCGACGACGGCGGCACTCATGTCCGGGGGAAGCGTTCAGAACGAGATCGTCCTTACGAACATCCCTGTCTCGACGGACCCCCAAGTAACGCAACGGAATATCTACCGGATTGGCGGGTCGCAGTCTCAGTTTCAGTTGATCGACACAATCACCGACGACACGACGACAACGTATACCGACACGACGGCTGACAACGCGATCACCGGACAAACGCTTGTTCCGCATCGTGACCCTCCCGCACTCTTCCAGGACATCGTCACCTATCAGGACCGTGTATGGGGCCTCGGCAACTACACGACGACGAACTACACGCTCTCCGACGTGTGGTACTCGTTGTACGAGCAGCCATGGGGGTTTGACAACACGAACCAGGTCATACCCGTTGGTGAGAACACGGGCGAGGACAACATCGTTGGGGGCGCGGCACTCTCCTCCATGCTCGTCGTCCTCAAGCGTAAGACGGCGTGGGGCATCGTCGGCTCTTCGCAGTCCGACTACGTTCCCATTCCGCTCTTCAACATTGGCGCTGCAGGTAAGCAGTCCATCAAGGTCGGTTACGGGCTGCTCTTCTGGCTCTCACCTGAAGGTATCGTCTGGACCTTCGACGGGTCCTCCGCACCAAACAACATCTCCGACATGACGCAGAGCAAGTGCAGCGTGAAGGCGATTCTCGACTCGTTCTCCGAGGTAGACTACGCAGCGGCTGTTGGCTTCTTCCATCAGCGAAACTTCCTTCTCTCCTTTCCTACGCAAGGCATCACGCTCGGCTTCAATGTCCCGATGCAATCGTGGTTTAAGTTAGGGTGGGCGTGTTCGTCGGCGGCGTTCGATCTTGAATCCCTCGGAGAGGTCATTACCGACAACGGCTCGGGACAACCCGTCGTGCAATGGTTTTCGGCAGAGACTGATCTTGGAAGTCCCATCAACTCCTCGTTCCTCACAGGCATCTCCGACTCTGACGCCCCCGACTGGACGAAACAGTATCGACACGTTGCGCTGCTCGCTCCGGCGCAGGCCGCGGGAACGGCGAACGTCGTTATCAACGTCAACGCTGGGACGGGCGTCATTACGAACACGCAGTCGTTCCCACTTACGGGAGGTCCTCGGCAGATGGCGTCGTTGCCCCCGGCGTTGTGCGGCTTCACGTCGCAACTCAACGTCACCTTCACCGGGACCTCGGCGGAGACGAGCGTCGATCGCGTCGTGCTCTACGGCTATCCGAAACGCTGGCTCAACGTGAAGGGTTAGCATGGCGATTCCCGCAACGTCGCAGGCCACGCCGCAGCGTGTCCGCCCAATGTTTACTCCAGGGGGAGGACTACGAACGCCTTCCATCGCGTCACTCCCCACAGCGCAGGTTCAGGGTACGCCCGGCAACGCCGTGGGAGCGATTACGCATCTCGGCTCGGGAAGTGGGAGTGTCAAACTCTCGACA